AGTCTTTCTTGCAGCTGTTCCCGTACCCGTACCAACTGCGAAGATTGTTTCAGCAGTTAAATCACTATTACCTGTTAAAGAGTTCCATCTACCTACGAATACTGAACCCCAATCAGCTGCCGATGCTCCAGCAGTTCTACTATTAGAACCAACAACAACTAATCCTTGTCCTATTAAGGTTGTAGAAGCAACTTGTGCTAAATCACCATTTAGGGATGCAGATATTACGTTATTAGCACCAAACATAACGGCGTTATTAATTGTTCTACCAGGAGCGCCCGTAAATGTTGCGTTAGAGCCTGATGCGTATATTGTATTACTACCAATATATAATCCACCCTGAACAGATGATACTACCTGTGAGCCAGTTGTAGAAGGGAAATATGAGTTATTTACAGTTAATGTTCCCTGAACACTATTACCATTAAAATTGATAGATGAACTATCCATAGATAATGTAACTCCTCCACCAACAATATTAGAACCAATAGCAACCGATGATGATAATTGTGTTTTACTTGCTATAGCGTTAATAGCACCTGCTAATAAGTTACTTTGAATACTTACTCCAGTAACTGCTCTTTCAAAATGGTTAGCTGCAGAAGTACCTAAATTAATAGTTCCACCTCCAAATACGTTATTAGTTATTGTATATGCAGATGAACTAACAGGTCCTCTTAATGTAATAGGATTTGCAGATACACCAAAATAGTTATTAGCTATCGTTGGTGAGAATGCCATAGAGCCTGATATTTGTGGAATTGCTACTCCACTACCTCCAACTGCTATATTACCACCAGTCATATATCTTTTAAATCCTGCGGTTGGTGCTGCTGGGTTTGTGAATATATTACCACTACCACTTACTATTGTATCAGCCGCAGTATTACTATTTTTGAATATTAAGTTTACGTTGTTTATATTCGATGAAGATGATACGTGCAACATCGATGCAGTAGTAGAACTAAACCCTGATGGGGTTAAGAACAAACTACCAGAGTATGTAGAGAAATCAATACCACCATTTGTAGAATTACCATCTCCGGCATTAAAGTACAATCCATTGAATTGTGTCATCTTACCAGTAGTAGAACTGAATGTCATCAATCTACCATTGTTAGGATTTGTATTAAATACTAAATCACCATTCGATGGGTTTGTTACTATACCATAAGAACTAATAATAGAACCCGTACCTGCTAAGTTAATACCACCATCATCTGCTATATTAAGGAATCCTATATTGGTGCTTCCACTAACATTTAAACTTGCACTAATTGTTTGGTCTCCTACGAATGTATTAGAGCCAGTTGTTGCAAACGAACCTGTTTCACTTTCAGTAATCCAACTTCCACTTTGTCCACCTATCGTAGCCAATTGTGATTGTAATGATTGCGTTGCAGAGTTTAGATTCGATATAGATGAATTCGTAGATGCAGTATATGCGTTAAATGAAGATGTTGTTACAAAATCACCTGCACTTCCACTAACATCAGGAATGTTTACATTGAATGTAGATGCATCTCCTTTAGTGAATGTTAAGTTACGAGTTCCGTTATCAAATGATGCAGTTACTAATGAACTTGCTGTAATTGCTGAAGTTGCATATGATGCGGTTGCAGCAATTAAAGAATTTACTTTACTATTATTACTTGCAGTATAAGAATTAAATTCAGTTTGAGATGCAAAGTTTGTATCCAAAGAACTACTGAAATTTTCTAAATTATCTATTGCAGTATTCCAACTTGCACTATCTGCATTATATGTTACCTCATCAACTAATGAGTCAATCATATTAACATTGAAATCTCTTAATCTCGATGGTGTAATATATCCCGTATTATTGTTTGGGAAACTTTGGTTATTATCTACCTTTAAGGCTTGTTTGCTTAATTCTGACATATCTAAATGTATTTTTTTTAGCTTGTTATTTCATATCCTTCATCATAACCTTCATTGAATGCTCCTTTGTTGGTAAATGGTGATTGTATTTTTCCAATTCCTTGGTTTTGTAAAAAGCCTTGGCAACACTTTACATCATATGTATCGGAATCTAAGCACAGGCAACCTCTCCTATTATTTTTAGGTGAAGATAAACCTTTTGTAGGTCCAATGTATATGCCTGAATTATTCTCTCTATTAACGGAGTATCTAAGATTTCCGTTACGTGAATTAGACCATTTACCCATTGAATTGTTTTTCTTTAATAACAACGATAGAGTGGAAAATACTTATCGCATTTTTTTAAGCGATTCTTTGTGTATTAAGTTTTCTACAGTAATCTTATCAGACTGATATGAAAGATATAGTAAACATTTTTCTAATGGTTGCTTAACAACATCATCTATTTTAGTAAGTTCGTTATTTGCTAAAACAATGATTGCTTGATAAGCTCCCCACTTCTTTCCAAAATTAACTTGATGTTGGCTGGAATCTCCTCCATTTGAATCGAAGAGTTCAGGATATCTATCATTAATTCCTTTGAGGTATAGATAAAAAAAAAGTATGTACCGAAGTGTACACTCATTGGAACATCTAACCAAAGCTCTGAATCTATCTTTCCATCGTATTGTTTTATATCATATAGAGCACCTAGCTTTCTCGTAACAGGTCTATAAAGAATACTCATAACTTTAGCCCAATTCTCATCCATCTGCATTGCATCGTACTTACTAATATCAACATAAGCGCCATATGCCATCTCTGATAAGTTAGGTTCAAATCCATATTCAACTTCACCAATCATTACAGTTCTATGTAGTGGATAATCACTCTTGCCTAAGAATGCCCATAATTGCTCCTTTATTTTGTCAATGGTTTGCTTATCTATCTTTTGTAAGGTATAAGCATCAACATTACATAAGTGCCAAAATAGAGCGGCTAATACTGCTTCTTCATCATCTGCATAAGTTTTTAAATCATTTTGAAGTTCAATGTACTTTCTTAAAGTAATTGCCGAATAATCCTTTGGTACTTCTATCTTTAATTCTTTTTTCATATATCGATATATTGTTTTAACAACATTGTTAATCTTTTTATTTTAGTATCTGCATTCTTTACATAAGCATCCATTGCTATCAGCTTTGCTTTCAACTCTTCGTTCTCTTCTCTTACGGATTGAGCAAAGAGTATTAAATCTCTTATCTCTTCTGCATTCCACGTTTGTGTACTATCTAATTGTAATGACATACTTTCCTGCTTGTATTTTTTTATTATTTAATTGTTCCATACACACATAGCGAATAGCATCTATTGCGTGGTTTGAGTAATCAACTGGGATATTTTCAAAGTTTCCATTCTTATCTACAGTCCAAACATATTCATTAAACTCTCTTACTATATTAACACTACTCTTTAGTATGTGTAACTTATGCTGATGCATAATATCAATACCCATCTTAATACTATCCTTTCCTTTTCTAACTGGCTTTATATTAAATCCTGCTCTATATATTTCTTCTATTAATCTGCTTTCCGCTGAATCACCCCATATAGGATTCCTACCCACATCAAGTCTTTTTAATTCATTTATTATTTCAGAAGTAACCATTCCCTTTTTGTATAGTAGCTCTTCAAAGTATAAGTTCTCATTCCATTTATAAACTGCTACTAATGTGGTTGGGTCAATTGCGAATCCATAATCTTGCCCGAATGCGATAAAAGTCGCTTCATCTGGTATCTCATCAACCAATGTAGCAGTAAAGATTGTACCTACATTATTGCCTGGCAATCCTAGTCCATATATCTTATAGTAATCAGGATTTATCTCTTTAAGCCTTATAATTTCATCAACGATAGATTGTTCCAAAAAAGGATTATCGAGGAATGTAGATATATACAAATTGCTTTCAGGGTGCGTATGAATCTCATTGAATATATAGTTTGAAGTTCCAAAGGATGGATTATATGCAATTATAGTTTTAATACGAGTTCTTATAAATAACTGAAAGTAATCTTCTCTACTTAATTCATTACACTCATCTATAAACAAATAGTCACGTGATGTTCCTTTTCTCTTCTCTGCATTATCAATAGACATGAACTCAATCATTGAACCATTATCAAACGTATATATGTGTTCTGTTGCTGACCATTCAGTTTCATTCCATATACCTAAATCTTTCATTATACCAACAAAATCTCTCATAATAGAAATCCTCATTGAAGGAAACGATTTACGGACTACTGATACAACAATTGATTGATTAGATAGAGCTTGTACGATTAACCATTGAAGTGCTGAATATGACTTAGAACTTCTGGTACCACCTTGAAGGATACATATCTTTCTGGATGAATCAATATCCTTATAAGTTTTACTCGTTTTTATTTGCAGTTCCATCTAATATATGAATTGAGATTTGTTGTATCTTTTGGTTTATATCTACTGTCCCTTGGATATCAACTGATTTTAATTTAGGTATGGTGTACTCTAATAGCTTTATTGCTAATTCCATAGCCTTTACGGGATTATCTTTCTTTATCTCCTGTAAATCAGATTGCATAGTATCTAATATACCATTAACTGCTCTTTGTATAGTAAGTTTGGCTGC